ATTCAATATGAATTCTCAGTTTACCAAAACGACTAAGAAACCTAAAGCCTTGCAAGGGGGATCAAAAGCGATCACCCGAGCTGGGAAACAATATGTAGCTGTTGCCAACCAAAACCTCGACGATTCGACGGCAACTCAGAACTTAGCGGCGGGAGCAGATTCCCCAAGAACCCAACTTCTAACCATAATGGGATATGAATATGAAGAATCACGTGACTCCGTAGAACAAGAAATTACTTCACTCCAAACCGCTAATCGCATACTAGCTAACGCAAATCCAAACTTATTCGCTCCCGCACGAGCGACGTTAGCCCCACAAACACAAGTTGTCCTACAACAAGCGGCCCAACCGTTGGCCAATGTAGTGCAACCGACTGTACCTCAACAACTGGCCCAACCGTTGGCCACTGCCGTACAGCCTAATGTGTTTGCTGCTTTGCAAGTACCTCTTAAACCCCAAACAAAGGTTTCACCTATGTTTGAGGGAGCACAACCTTTGCGCATCAATGAACGACACATCATGGGAGTCCAAGGTAAAGAGTTATTAATTAAACTGTACGGTCATTTGGGACCGGAACTTAAACTGCTGCAAAATCAGACGCATGATCACTCACTTTGCGCTTTTGCCAGAAAGTTCCTGAACCGGATGGTCCACTCAGGACTCACAGATAAGAATCTTATTGATATCGGGGGGCATGCCATACGCACGGCAACCACCGATAGATGGATTGATGGCTATCTTTCTCCTTGCCACAAGACCATCCATTCGATTCTTCCTATGATTCCTGGTTTGGACGAGTACAGACACCGTAATTGGCGTCATTCACTACGTAACCGTAAGCTAGCTTACAAGAATGACCCCTCTGTTCAGGTAAAGCACCTTATACCCAACGCTTGTGATAAACTTGCGGACGGACGATCACCTCTTTGTAATTGTTTTGCTGCAAACCCTAACGAGTTGTACGAGATGGAACCAATCATGGTTGATTCCATCTATTATCCAAACGTTCAGGTTAGCGCAGAATTGCACTTGTACAAGGCTCTTCTCCATCATGAAGCCAACAAACAACCCCATTCTCACTTGCGGGGTTATGCAATTTTCCACGATTATAAGCGAGCGATCGATAAGGGGATTTCCTACTACAAGACACCAGATGACGAATGTGAGGTGAAAATTAATCACGCACAATTCCTGGTCTCTAGTAGTGTAAATGGTAACACCGGAGCGTATGAACATGGTATACTTGATACTGGCAATGGGCAGACTTGGGCTATTTATCGCCCTTCCCCATTGGACCACGACAAGGTTTACCGCGGCTTCACAGCCGTTTACAATGTTGTACACCGGATACCACTTAACAAACACGATTACGTGTTAGCCACTATTGACGTCTTCCACGGTAAGATTACAGGAATACCGTATGTACCCAGCGAGCGTTTGACACCCGTCGAACCCGTGGTTGAAGATGTCAGGCTGAACACGAATTCACTTACGCGTGTATTAGAATTCACTAAAGAATTCATATCAACTCTACCTCAGAAATCTATGAAGTCATCCATTGCCAAACACCTAAAGCACAAAATATCAAGCTTTGTCACCAAGTTTAAGCCTCGCGAGGCTGAAGAGCATTTCCAAGACATAGTTCTCTGGCTTGCGGACAAGTTTTCAAGTAAATACTTTGGGTATATGGATTACGACATGCGCACAGGGCATTACAAAATCTGTTTAGACATTGAATACAAGAACACCATGGGATGGAAACGCTGGCCGTTAACCTACTTCAACACCCATGTCAATAAACATGAGTTCACAGTATCGATGCCTATCTTCGTGCAAGCCTTCTTAAAACTGTTAGGGCGCGAAGGACAATCTGAATTAGATCAGACTCACAGATTTATGTATAAAGAGTACGTAACACCCGCCAAAACCCACACTAAAGGTGATGACGGCGAGACAATCGACACCACTGAATACAAAGATATTAATGTGGTAATGAGCTCTACTGATTTTGCTAATCAAGTTGCGGCTAGGTTTGATGTTATGTCGATGGAGCTTAATGCTTCCGTCGATGTGCAAAAAGCCAATGCCCTTCGCAAGAAAAATCTAGATGTGACTCATGGGTACGATTCCAGCCAACGGGCTCCTTTGAGCTTTTATTTGATGAAATACTTCACTCAAGTGCTGGCAATTTTGATAGTAGCCTGTGCCGCTTCCGGCATTACATACGGGCTAGTCAAATTTGGTCCTTATCTATTAAACAAAATCACAACATTTGCCCAACCAGCCCATGCTTCAAGCGGCTTTAGCAAATATAATGACTACCTAGTTGAGGTAGAAGGTGTTTTGTTTATTTGGATATTCGTTTTCCTCGGATTACTATGGAGATATCGCCGGTCGTTAGGTGATGAAGACGCTAATATACCCGAAAGGATTGCGTCCTCCTGTGTAACAGTCAAAGAACGACTCTGTCTGGCAAGTCAAGCCGGGCGAGTTGATGCCGAATTCAAAATTCGTGACTACGAGTACGACATCCGTGGTATGACTGGCCAGCAGGCTGATCATTACCTGGGGTGTAGTAAACGAGGAGAAGTGTTAGCAACGCAGATTGGTCCCATGTTCCATGGAGACGTTAAAAGAACTCCTACCATCAAACACAACTGTAAACAAACAGTTTGGGCGGCTGCAACACGAGCTTGTTCGAATAAAATCGAACCTGCTCCGGCCGCCCTTGCAGAATGGAAGGACACTCTTATGGACATTGGAAAAGATTTCCAGCGTTATATCGATGCTGAGGGCGGGGGTGACATCCTGTACTCAGATTGGCTAGCAAAATACCCATTAGCGTATCAAGCCAATATGGAGAGAACTCGTACTAAGGCCGACCGTAGGTTTACGGGCTTTGGCCATTACGAGAGCTTCCCTAAAATCGAAATGCAATACACCAATTTGGCACATGATCTCAAGGATACTGAAGCCAATGATGTAAAGGAAAGACAAATATCAGCGCCCACCAACGATAAGAAAATCGCTGCTGGGGCTTTCTGCTTATACTTAGAGGGGGTTGCTCATCGCAATTTAAAACCCTATTGTGGCAGAAAGAACTGGATGCAAATATGTGAAGGCTTAGACGAAGTCGAATTGCAATTCCAGAAAATCCTTTGGGGCTCTGCTGATGCCTCGGGGTTTGACATGACTCAGGTTCAAGTCCTGCAGAAAGCGTTCACGTGCTTCATGTCAATGCTGATATATTATCATATGATCAATTGGGATGTATGTCTCGACCCTGATGCTGCTTATCAGGCGTTCCGAGATTCTGAAATGTTATGTGTATCCGTGGCTAGGGGAGCGTTCTCCTACAAAGCAGAAGGTAGGGCATCAGGTGACTCCTGGACTACCTTTGGTAACACGGTCATGAACATTAGCTACTGGCTATTCGCTTTCAAAAAGTTCGGTTTCAACCCAAAAGGTACCGGACTTGCAACAGGTTATAAATCTTTCTACCTGTTAATTAAAGGTGACGACGTTCTCTTCGCAGTAGAAGAGAGTGACAAGGAATTGGCTGCGTTAGCCATTAGTACATACTTCGCTAAGAAGAATGAACCCAAGGCATATGGTCTTGGCCTTGTTGTCAAAGATGTTAAGTGGGGACCTATAGAAGACATGGACTTTTTGTCCTGTTACTTCTGGCGGACTAACCACGGCATATCAATGACACGTAAACTTCAACGTCTATTTCAAACCAACGGACTCTCCGGAAAAGTTTTAGACGATACCAGAGATAAAGAACGCCTCTCCAAATGGCTTCTCTGGTCAAAAGCGATGTGCTTATTAGCTTGGTGCAAAGGACTACCACTACTCGAAACTCTAGCTAGAAGGATGCTTATTCTAGGCCTTAAACCAGCCGACGATTTTGTGTCTGACTATTGTCCGCATACCGATGCGGGAAGAGTTTGGGATGATGATAGAGATCGCGCCGATGCTTTTTATTGTTTCCTGTGGGACAAATATAACGTGTCCCGGGCCGAGGTGGACTCGCTAGAACAGCAGATCGTCGTTATGCGACAATATGATGTACTCTACCACCCCGTTATAGAGAAGTTTTATGCCGCTGATTAGCCGCGCTTCTCATCATTAAAGATTGTGTGTAAGATGTAGTAACCATAGCAAATCGTAGGGGAGACCAACCTCCCAAATCAAAGCTTTATTATGGCTAATGCCCCAAGTTTTGGGCGTGTCATCCGATTTCACTAGGCTCAATGCATCTGAAGCACTATCTTTTGTCACCGACCAGTACCGGTATATGAACTGGCGTCC